TTAGGTCGGGTAACTCCTTTATGGTCTGCTAATAATGTTACTGTTAGTGCCATTACTAACCACCTTACTGTCCAATAGCCATGAAAGTTCCAGTATCGCCACTTGTGGTTACAATTGTTACCGAACCGCTAGCCAAAGGTAGGGTTTCATTAACAACCGCTACTGCCGCTTCTGTTGCTGAACCAGTATGTCCTAGTATGCAGACATCAACACGGCTTAATCCAGTAACAAGTTCTCCGCCTGTTACCGAATCTGCGTTCCATGTTCCGTAAACTATTCTCATGTTTCCTTCTAATATTTGCTCATTTTCTATCGTAAAACTAAATGCCATATTTCTTCACCTCATTGTATGTTTGTTATCTTTCCTTGTCCTCTAAAGAATGAACATCCTACTTCACCAATTGTTCGGTATAATGCCCTGTTACCTAGAGTTCCAACACCGAATGGATTTCCGTTAGCAATACCATCTTCAAAGTATTGAGTTGGCTTCATAACGGATAGCCATAGGTGGTCTGTATCAAGGAATAGCATATCACTAAGTTTAGTAGAAGCACTACCAGTTTGTGCCATATCCTTTACAGGAATAAGTGGCAAGTCATAGTAAGTAGCGACTCTAAATCCAACTTCTTGACCCTTTACACCACGAACACCATTTACAGTTGGAACAATTTCCTTTCTGTCCATGAATCTTTCTTGGCTTTGTAGCAAGTCAGCAATTGTTTGAATAGTATCATATCCTGTTAGAATAACCTTTGGAGAACCACCGGCTAGTCTTAGGTTTCTAATCATATCATTCAATCTTGTTAGAGTTAGTGAACGAACATCACCTGCGGCATAACCACTACCAAAGTCTACTTCTGCATCAAGGAAAGAAGCGGCACTAAATCTCTCTCTACCGTAAATCTTTCCTAGTGCGTTAGAAGCGGTGGTAGTATCAGTTGCGATAACTCCACCATCAATTGCTAGAAGTTCTGCTCTTGAAGTAATAACCTTGTTTAGGGAAGTATAGTTGTTACCGATGCTTGGCATAGCGGATGATTCACCATAATGCTCTAGTGGCATAACCAACATTTTGTTTTGGACTTCAGCATGATGCTTACCCATATCTTCACGCATTTGCGCTCTAATATCGCCAATACCATCATCAATTTGTGCCATTTCCATAGCAAGTTCACTGAAATCAAATTGGTGTGCAACTACTTTAGGACTCATGTTGAGTTGTGCATAAGTTGGTGCAATTGGGCCAAGTCCGTCAGCCGCAGTTGAAAGTCCTGCATTTTCAGGGACACCACCAATAAGGTCTGCTCTTGGGTTATCCGAACCTAATTCGCCTAGTGTTGCAGTTCCGCTTGTATCAACAGTAAACAAATTACCGCTTCCACCGGCAGGTCGTGATTGTAGAACTCTCCATCCACTAGAAGAATATGGCCTCTTTGAAATCATTGAAAGAGCATTAACTTCTCTATTCAACATTGACCAAACTTTTTGTCCGTAAACAATGTTGTAAAGTGCTGATACATCACTAATGCCACTACCGGAGAATGCCGGAGAACCATCGTGTCCTGTGTGTATTCCACCTACAGCACCGGCTTGCTTCAAAAGAGCGTTACCGGCAGGTAGATTGCTTATTCCATATGTGCTTGCTTCTAAATCTGCGATTGTGTTAATATAACCTGTCATCTTAAATTCCTCCTACCATTTTGTGAATGTCCGACCAATCCATTTCAGCCATCTCTTCCATACTTGGGAGTTTAATTGCGGATTCTTCTTGAGCCTTTAGGATAGTTTCCTTTTCTGCTGTCAAAGATTTCCTTAGTTGGGTAAATTCATCCTTAAGAGAAGCAATCTCGCTTTGTGCATCATAGTTTTGCTTTGCGATAACATCTTCTCTTGTTGAAACTTCTCTTGCGAATCTTGCTTCAAAAGACTTCTTTAGGTTGTCGTAAGCAAGTGCCTCAAGTTGTTCTTGTCGGAAAGCCTCATATGCTTTCTCAATGTTTCCAACAGACAAATCAAGAGTATCAAATTCTCCATTGTTAAATGCTTTTACAACAGGCATGTCGGATGAAGTCGGCTTACCGCCACTAATAACAATACGGTCAGCAGGTTCTCCGATTTGGTTTCCTGCACCATCAACAGTTCTCAAGTAAGCCTTTGTCTCATCATCTTGATACTCGGCCATTTCCATGTCTTCTTCATCTTCCATTTCTGTATCTTCCATTTCCAACTCATCGGTAGGGATGTCTTGATGTTCCATCATTTCATCTGCCATTTCATGGTCAGGGCTGTGGCCTTTTTCATAATCTTTCATTTCTTTCTCTTCTTCTTTACGAAGCGTATTTACTTCTTCTAGCAAAGTATCTAACTCCGCCAGTGCTTTTTCTAGTTTTTCACTCATATTATTTTCTCCTTTATCTTGTTTCAAAATATCGAACCTCGCTTCGGGGTTAATTCCTTTTTCGCATATAGTAATTTCATGCAATTCTAACTTGCTGATTTCATTATATTCACCCAAGTTTTCATTACTTTTCTTTACTTTTTGGAGGGCTTGTCCTCCTATGCTAAAAGACCTCAACGACCCCTTGCGAATGTTTCTACCAACTTCTTTGGCTTTTTCTATATCATCTCGTAGTTTAATTACTACAAAGAAACCAACATCATCTACTTCGGATTTCCAAAGCCTGCCAGTGCTGTCTCTATAAGAATCTACAACTTCTCCAACTTGAACATTGGAATGATTTGTCATGACATTTCTAAATTTAGAATCTTTCATGAACTTAAGAACTGCTTCTTTCAAAGCAGGTAATGTAATTAAGTCATTTTGCTTATCAACGATTTCAATGCTAGCATATCCACCAATCATTAAGTCGTCACTTCTAGCCTTAAGGATGGTAAACCCATCATTTCTAGTTGCTAGAACAGCCGATGACATTTCGCTCAAACGGAGAAAATTTGCTTTTAATATATAATACACACGGTTATTTTAAACGATTAATCATCTTTTGGGGGTAATTCAAGACTACTGTATTTATCTTCATAAATATTCCATAAACCCCTATCCGAATCAGTATCAGCAGGTTTCTGTTCATAACCTGTCCATGCCAACCACATTCTTTTTCCCTTAACTTCAAGCATTCTAACATGAAGTTTAGTTTCAAACTTATTACCATCTAAGAAATATTCATGATAGCCTTCTTTTTGAACACCTAATTTAACATCACCACTATCAATTAATTTACGCTTAGAAATATTCTTAGCAACAATAGCAGGGAACTTACCTGCTTTTCCAAACAATTCAAACACATCGTCTTGTGAATCTAATCTAACCATCCAGTTGATGCTCTCATCACCTAATTTCATTACTATGTTTAAGTTATCATCATCTCTAAGATATATCTTGAATTCACCACTTCTATATTTTTCGGGAGTCTCGTATTCTTTTTTGATAGTGTCCATCAATATTTTGTCATTGTCTGCAAATAACTTCTTTGTTTTAGCATCAAAAGATATACCATCTCTATTTTCAAACCAATCTTTAACTCGGCTTTCCTTACTATCTAAAACAGTTTGATAATTTTCCTTATGATTTGCAGTTAAAAAATTATGAATTTTTTTAGCGGTTTGTGCGCCTTTATTTTTTAAGAAGTTAAATATAGCAACAGTAAGTTTAGATTGTTTTGTTTTCATTATTTCTTCTGCTTGCTCTTTCCACAGGTCTAAATCCATTAATGCGTTTTTAGCCATTAAGTTATCTTCTTCAAAACCATAGATGGTAAAGCCATCCATATCTCCTTTAATTATTATGTTAGCCTCACCGTGAATATGGTCAGTGACCACGATTCCTTTCTCTACTTCTTCCACATTATATTTTAGAGACTTATCAGTATCGTTAATTAGCATTTGTAGTGTAACTAATTTATCCGGTGTTCTGCTTTCAGCAATCTCATTTATCTTTGCTGAATAAACCACAGGTCTACCTTTCACTTCCTTTACTTTATCAATAGAAACTCTAACTACTTCTCCGACATCTGCTGAAACTTTAGTATTAGTAGCACTACCCACATCAAGATAGTTTACTCCCTCTATCTTTTCACCCCCTTCTTCAACCGGCCCTGCTCCTAACTTATAAGAAAAATTAGAACCGCTTTTCTTTTTATCAAGAACAATTAAATCTAATTCTACAAATGGTTTCCAACGAATCCACTTAGGGTTCTTTTTTGTTCCTAAGAAATATGTAGAAGTTGCATCCTTAATCATAGCCCCTTCTGCTGTTGGCATTTCCATTATTTTTCTAGCATATTCATCTACATCTTTTAGACTGTCTGCGACTCTAGTATCTTTCTTAGATGGGAATGTTAATGCTTCACTAGAATGTATAGAATAGTTGTTAAACATTATTTGCATTCTGTTTTGTAATGTGTCTTCCATTAGGTTTTCTTCATTGTGTCTCATAATGTCAAAGACATGGATTCTTGGCTTACCATCTCTTTTTCCTTCTAAATACTCAACCGCTTCTTTTCTTTTAAGAGAGTCATCTCCATCAAACAGAACAAAAGAAGCATCCAAGATGCAATCACCAAAATGTTTTTTGTTTAGTTCTTCAACTGCTTCTTTACATTTTGATGTAATGTCTTTACCTGTATAGTCGTAGATTTTTATATTTTTATCTATCTTATGAAGTTGTATTCTAAAACCATCATATTTCTCTTGAACATAAAATTCACCTGTAAAGCCTTTCAATTCATTCATGTCTTCTATTGTAAATATCCTATACATTGGCTTGTTAGGAACAATGAAATCACTTTGGGCTTTTTCTTCATCTGATTTTTCTTCTTTTAGAATAGTTTTTTTATCTTCATTCTTTTTATCTTTAGCCTTAGTTTCATCCAAGTCTGTATCTATATCTTCTAATTCAAGCCACTCTTCTTTACTATTCTTGGATAAGAATATCAGTTCTAACATATTCATAGCGGCTTTTACTTTTGACTCCACTTTCTTAGAGTCTTTACCATCGCCATAATGCTCTATGATGTAAAGTGCAACATCGTCTACTTCTAAGTCTAATCCCATAAGTCCTTCCGTAATATCATCGGGCTTCATGTCTTTAATTGAATATGCTTCCTTTGGTAGTGCCTTATCATCTTCTCTAATAGCATAGTGAACAAATTTAATCATAAGTTCGGGTGATTCTAATAATGCCTCTAATACATTACCTTTAAATTTTTTAGCGAAGGGGTCACTAACTTCTTCCGAAGAATACCTAAGTGCCTTTATTGCTTCATACAACTTTTCAGCATTATTTGTAGTAACATCGGAAACATCTTTTGCTTCTAATAAATCTTCATCAATAAAATCTTTGAGTTCATTTGAAAGAGCATCCGTCATTTCATATGCGTCTTTAATTTTATTTACTGCGTTTCTCCATTTAGAACCATATTCCTTTGGGTCGGTTCTTGCTGAAAGATAAGCGACTCTCGTTCTTTCAAAGAGTCTTAGAATATCTGTGGATATTGACTTATCCTTTTCAATAAGGAGGGGCATAAATTATCTCCTCTAATTATACATGCCTTGATTCATGTCTACTAATATTCCTTCTATAACGCTAAGTGTTGTAAGTAATTCTTCCGAAGTAATATTTAATCCCGAATCTTCTAAGTTATCTTTGAGCAATCTCTCTAAATTATTTTTAGGCATTCTATCTAACATTCCTCTTATTTGTTGTATTTGGCTTTCCATTTTACTATACTTAGTTGATTTATCTTTACGCTGACCTCTTTCTAAAGCATCTTTCATTTCTGCAACTCTATTTGCTTTTTTTTTACGCTTTTCGGGCGATAAATACGAGTCAGCACTCCTTACATCTTTAGTAGTATTTTTGAAACTTACCATTCTTTTTGGTTTATCTTGTTTCTTTAAACTCTCACCGGCTAAACCATACCCTTCTTTCTTTTGAGTTTGATTAGTAATCTTAGAAGCATCTTGCACCTTTGGCCTCGTAATCTTCTCAACTTCGGGGTCTGTATCTATTTCCAATACTTGAGTAGGTTCTATGTTCATTCTCTTTTTTGCACTTAATTCTTCTTTAGCCAATCTTGCCTTTTCAATAGCAAGACTAACCATCCTTTCTTCTCTTGTTACTCTTTCCGGCATTACTGACCACCTACATTTTCTACCATCTTATGAATGTCTTTCCAATCCATACTACCTACATCTTTCAATGGTGAACCCGCACCAATTGTGTTATCCATCTTAGGAGTTGGACTATCTACAACAACAAAACCGGACTTCATTAGTAGATTATCGTCATTGTAAACTGCTTTCTCTAAACTCTCTATCTTAGCACTAAGGGCTTTGATGATTTCAAGTAACTCTTGATTAATTGTATTTTCTTCGCTCATATTTATCAGTCCGGCTCTATCCTTGTCTGCATTGACTTGTAATCTTTACCATATTTAAATTTAGCACATTGGTTACATAGTGCTTTCATAGGAGGGTAATAATTTATTGCTCGCAAAGAAGTTCTTTTACCACACATATCGCAATTTTTGTATGCCGAAGTAGCGTCTTTTCCCTTACTCGCAAAAGATTGCCCTATTGATTTGGGTTTTTTAGTATCTTTCTTAGAGCCAAATCTATCCATAATATTGCGTCTAGCATCGTCGCTAATTTTTATTATGCTCCACCAACTCATCTTTTTTCCTCCTTTGATGGATATACTAAATCTCTTAATTGTCTGTAAAGCAACTCATAGTCCTTACGAAGTTCCGTAGCAGAAGCGACTATATCTACATTCCGTTCATCCATAGACTTCATTTTCTTTGTTAGTTTTTTATCCGATTTAACTAACTCTACATCCTTCAATGCTCTAATTAATTCACCTAACTTAGTGAAGTCTTGACCAAAAAATTCTGTTGGTTGTGCGGCCTGTAGTGTTTTCTTTAGACGCTTAGTTTGTTTTTTATCTAATGAGTCTAATATATTCTTTTTTACCTTTTCTTGCTTTTTTATGGTAAACTCTTTACCCTCTTCGTAGTAGTCCCATGTCATTGTCCTTCCTCCCTTTCTGCTCTAATTTCTTCTAAGATGTCTGCTTCTATTCTGTCACTTTCTCTAATAAAATCTAATCCCATTACATCTTCTTCTAATAATGATAGTGCTTTCTCAAAGTTCATTTCTTGTTTTAGTTTTTCATCTAGCCCCATAAATTGTTTCATTAGACTTTCTAAATCTGTAACATTATCCAACACATCAGCATCAACCACAGTCTTAGTTAATAATATTCTTCTTATAGAGTTTGGATTTCTTTTGTAGTCCTGTATCTTTAGTTTATTCTTAAAATCAACTATTGAAGACTTTTTAACATTAACAAAGAAAACTTCTAGTAAACCAACTAGTCTCTCTTCTAACTCTTTGGCCTTTGATTGTAAGTTAGTTTTTTCTCCTGTTAAATCTTTTTTACCGGCCATCTTTATCTCAGTCTTAAGCCAATTTTCAAACCATGCTTCTAATTCTTCTTTTGATGGTGGACTTTTTTCTGTTTTGGTAGCAGGTGGTTTTTCTTCTTCGGGTTTTATTGAAGTCAATCTATCCAATGCATTTTGATACGCTTGTTCTAGGTCTACTAAATTATCTACGGATTTTTCACTTTGAGTTGGTAGTCCTATAGTTTTCTTTAAATGAACTAAACCATCTTGTATGTCTTCTCTTTCATCTTTAGTCAAGAATATTTCTTTAGGAGAATCTAAAGATTCAGTCTGTTCTATGGTAGACATAATATCGTTTTCTAAAGTAGTGACTTCTTCTTTAGTAGGGCGTTGGCTTTCATCAACCTTATTTGCCCTTCTGTAAAATTCTTTGATAATCTCTAAAGTCCGAGACATTCTTTCAATGAAAAAGTTTAATGGTGTTTTTTCTTTTTCTTTATTCTCTTTAGGGAGTTTAGCCCTTATCTTTTTTGCACTTTCTTGTAACTCATCTAAAGAAGTTTTCCCACGCCCCAAACTTTCCGCTTTTATTTCAGTTCCCATAAAATTCAAAGGTAATTCTTTCCCTTCATTCTTCTTCAACCATGAATCAAATTTGGTTCTAAGTTCGCTTTCTAAAGCCTCACCTGTTTTTCCTCCACCGCCTTTCATTTGTGAAACTACTTTATCATACTCTTCAGCAAGTTTTCCATAGTCTTCAGCAAACCTTGTTATGGCTTGAAAAAACTTAAGCAAATCTGTTTTAGCACCTTTGAATGCTTTAAATTTATTTTCTAAATTTTTATTATATTCTTCAAGGAATTTTTTGGTATCTTCTTTTTCCTTTTTAGTCAGTCCGGCTTTCTGTAACTCATTGAGTTCACTAATAATGTTAAACCACAGTTCTTCAACTGCTTTCGAGTTTGGCTTTTGATTATCAGTTTCGTCAATTAAAGTAGGGAATAACCTAAAGTGTTCTGAAAGCCTAGATTTAGCATAATTTTCTTTAGTTTTGTTAGCATTACCGCCTTTACTAAAAATTTCTACTCTTTTTTCTTCCTGCTCAAAACTAAGATGCAAACTTCTTTTTTCTTTGATTAGAGGTTTCAATTTCGTCTTTGTAGAAGCCCCCTCACTTCGCATTTGTTTTACTTGTTTCTTTCTTTCTTCTATGGATTTTTTAGTATATACAAAAGCAGGAAAAACATTGAATGTAGGAATCTTTAATGATAAATTAAAATCAGGAAAAATATTTGTTAGAAAAGCCATAACAGCATCGGAAATATCATCCTCTACATCAGCAAGTTGCTTAATTAAATTAGCAGGAAGTGTTGCTTTTATTTGTTCTTTACCTGCTCTTTTTGACCTAAGACTCTTTCTTTTTCCTGCTAGTTTTTCTCTTAACTTCTTTCTCTTCTCTTTACCTTCTTTTGACAAGTCAGGCTCTTGATATTGGAATGCTGTCTTAATCACCGTTTCAAGATTAGCACCATAGCCACTAACATCTTCTGCAAGTAATCTTACAATAGCATCAATATCTTTTTTTATTTGTGCATAGTCCGGTGAGTCTTCATCGAAAGGAACATCTCTTATGACTATCTCTTTATTTTTGTTGATGTCATATCTTAGGAAAGCATCTACGATGTCTTGTTTTCTTATTTTGGCTTTAGGAGATTTACTAGATATTTGTCTCTTCAGTCTTTTTATTTGACTAGTTAATGAAATTATATTTTTTATTTTCTTAATGTCTGATAGTATAGGGTCTATAATTTCTCTATCTTTTTCGTCCTTGTTATTTTCTTCGGATAACTTTTCTTTTAAATTTTCCAATATTTTTTCATTTTGTTTAATGGTTTTACCATTAGTTACCTTCTTCAATTCTTTTTCTTTTTCGCTTAAGACTTTTTTTAACGCAGGAATGTTACGAGTTATTTCTTGTTCAAATGCAGAATCGGCAAGTTGTTGTGGTGTCCTTGCTTCTTCTATTTTACCTTCTTTAATATCTTTATACTTATTCAACTCTTCAATATCTCTAATAGTAGATTCAAGTTCTTGAATGAGTTTATTTCTTCTTGAGGTTTGTCTCCCTTTACCCTTCAAAGATTGTATTTGCGTTTTTAGTTTTTCTTTCCTTTTTTCAGCAAGTTGTAATTTATCTGCTCTAACTTCACTACCTTTGGCTATACCTATAACTGAAATGACCGTTTGAAAATCTCCTAGTTCGGGAGCATCTAAAATTCTTCTAGCGGATATGGCTAATCTACTAGGATTATCTTTGTGAGTCTTAGTAGAGGCTTTGAATTCTTCCAGTGCTTTTTTTAATCTCGAATAATAAGACTTAGTTGTTTTCATCGGTGTTACTGAAGTATCTCCTTTGTCTTCTCGGACTTCATTTCTCATGTCTCTATAAGTGTTATATAATGTCTGTAAACCATCTATTTTCTTTTCTAACTCTTCTACTTTATTTTTTGTAGTAGTCTTAACTTGTAATTTATTTAGTTTCTTCAGTTCTAACTTAATTAATCCTAATACTCTATCGTAGGCTTCAAGAGTGTTTCCTTTGTCCTTTGCTTCGTTAAATACTTCGGAAATGCTTTTGCTTCCTATCTCAACATTACTACTCAAAGCCCTCTTTACATTTTCATCTCCAAGTAATTCTCTTAATTTTTTTGTTGGTCTACCTGCTAAACTATCTAATCCTTCCAAAAGAGTTGCTTTTTGTGGTCTAACATCCTCATCTTTTTCACCCATTCTTTGTAATGAGGATAATTTTGCTTCGGTCTTTAGTTTAGCAGTTTTCTTGTATTCGCTCAATGCTCTCAAAACATCAGCATTGGGAATAGTAAGTGGTTTAAATTGAGAACCACTACCTAAGTCTATAACTAAATCTTTACCATCACGAATATCTTTTAGGGCTTTTTCTTCCCTTTTCTTTTTGTCTGCAATATTTTTCTTTGCATTGGCAACTTCTTGTTTCATTCCTTCAATCTGTCGCCTGTAGTTTTCTTTTTGTGCATCGGTAAGAGGAGTTTTTCTTGCACCTTCTCTTAGTGGTGTCTTTCCATCTATTTCATCCTGTAGCAATTGTATTCTACCTTTTGTTTCTTCTGTGCCTTCATATCGCTCAATAACTTCTTTGTCAGTAAATCTATCCTTAACATAGTTTAGAAAACCACTATACATTTTATTATAGGCTTCGACCATTTTACTTTGTTGGTCTTTATCCGCCACCTCTTCTCCCATTGTATTTTTGACATATTTATCTACTTCTTTTTCCGTTTGCTCGGCTACTTCTGCATCTTTCTCTCTAGCCGCTTCTAATTTTTTATCAGCCTCTTCAAAATCATCCTGCTTTAGAAGTAGGCCATCATCTATTTCATCTACCAAACACTTCAAAAGAAAATGAAGGTCATCTTCCTTATTATGCAAGATAGCCTTCATGAACATAGTATCGCCTCAAAATGGAATATTCTCTTTCTTACCTCTCCTCTTTTGTGGGGGTAAGATAACATCGGGAACATCATTAGATGCTCTTATTGCTTTATGAGTTGTGTCCGGTGGTAATCCACCAATAGAAAAATCCCTATTCTTTGTAATCTTTCTAGTCTCATTTGCATTCTGTGTTCTAACTTTCGCTAATTCTTTTTTCAGTCTAATCTCTTTCTGTCTATTATCTTCTTTCATTTTATCACCTAATTATCATCGGGGTTTGGGTAAATTTCATATCTATAAGATTCTAAATTTTCTATTTCTTCTTCTGTAAATTGCCCTATTCTAAATCCAGTTTCTCTAACAAAGTCAGCAGTTCCTTTACCCATTATGAACATCATCAATAAATAACCTAATGTTTGTCCTGTTTTTTTAGCCATTTTTTTTAGCCTATTGATTAAGGTTTTTTCTTTATCGGCTTTTAATATATCTTCCCAACTCATCTAACCTGTCCTCCCTTCGCTTCTTCTATCTACATTTTGATTACCTGCGTCTTCCGGTAATCCACTAAATCTTTTATCCGGCCCAACACTCATAGAGGGTTTATTCCTAGTTGTTGCCGGATTTTCTTGTGGTTGAGACATCATTTGCTCCTGCATTTGACCCATCTGTGAAGCATCAATATTAGTTCCTGCATACGGGTCTACTTCGACTTGTTCTTCTTCACCACCTTCTTGTGGTTGTCCTTCTTGTGGTTCGGGCTTTGGTTTATTGTAAGTAAAGTTACCATCTTCATCCATATCAACTTCAAAACCTAAGTTCTTTATTGAAGCCGCAATATTGACTTCAATTTCTTTCTTTCTTAGTCCGGCAACTTCATCTTCTTCTTCGCTTGGAGGTAATTTTAATTTCCAGTCTGTGATGCCAAATTGCTTAACAAGATATGGAAATACATAATTGTTGTAAACATTCTGTGCCATTTGAACTGCTCTATTAGTTACAAGTATTTGCATGCCTTCATTGTTTAGCCCACCACTCGTAGTATTATCGGCCATGAAAACTTTACTGACACCATAAAATGCTGATATTCTATCCCTCAAATCATCCTTAACAGAAATATAATCCATTTCTTTTAGACTATCCATGAACTTAATCCACTCAACAGCACCCTTACCACCTTCTGCTTCTATCCCCATAACAGGAATAAAGTGTGGGTCTGCCTCCATCTTTTCTTTTACTCCTCTCCAAAAGGCTCTCATTGAATCCATGTTTCTAGTTTGAACTGCTAACAAACCTCTTGGCATTCTGCTCTTAGTATAGGCCGAATTAACATAGTTCTCCATAGCGATTAAAGTCATGATGTGATTATACAATGTAATTACAGGAGAGAAGCCATATAATCTTGAAGGACTATACTTACTAAAATGCAATACTTCTCCCTTGATAAAATACTGCTCGTCGCCCTTTGCTCGATTAACATAATGTATTGGCTTTAACGGAGAGCCGCAAGTTTCACAGTTATCGTGTGGTTCTGTAGAGATAACATCTCTATGGTGAACACAAGTGAAACCCTTTGTTCCTTTAACACCGTCTTCATCAGCGTAAATAAACATAGTAACAGGGTCGCCACGATATACTTCTTTGACACGGTGCATTCTAATCTTACCATTACCGTCTAAGAAATATTCTTTGACCATAACTATGTATGCGTCATCCATAATATTCAAGTCGTCTTCTAATTCTTTTAAGACATCAATGAACAATTGCTCGGATGAATTAACATAGCCTTCTAAGAATTTTTCTGCATATTCTAGTTGTTTAACATCGGGAACTTTCAAATCGGTAGAGCCACACCTAATACATTCTGTAGCGGGCGTGGTGTGCTTTTTACCACATTTTCTACAAAGTGCTTCATATGCTTTTTCCCATTCATAGCCTCTTCTGTAGACTTCTTGCTTTAATTGAGTTATACAAGTTCTAACAATTACTGATTGTTGAACCATAGAATAGATGATGGGGGCTGTCATCATGTAATTGTTCTGCCTTTCTTGAATACCCATATTGTAGATATTCCTGTCAGCAGGTTTCGGAGTAGTGCGCCTGAAAAGATTAGTGAAAGAAAACCGCCTTCTTTTTTCTGCCACGACAACAACCCCCGTTTACTTTGGACTATTCTATCTATTATAGAATCTTCGCAAAG